TTGCAACCCAGCCTAATAATCCAGGCATGTCAGCTTCTTCCATTGGCGTATGAAACCCTACCATTGGAATACCTTTTTTAATTCCCTGCATCGCTAATGGTCTATGTGGTCCATAAGTTGAAACAAGCATACCAGTCGCACCAAGCCCGATTGCCTGATCCAACATCTGTAAATAGCCTGAATCCTCGAACCCGCTGGAAACATGAAACTCACATAAAGCATCATTATCTTCACATGCTTCTTGAAACCCTAACATCATAATTCTGATAACAGGATGTTCAAGCCCGTTGCCAACATATCGGAAAGGCACGCCGTTTTGTAGTTCCTTGACCGACTTTTCGGCTTGTGGAATTTCAATGGGTGCGATTACCTCCGGTTTGGCTTTACAGCCAATCATGCCGATTACTAAAATCAGCATTACAACAATTAGAAAAACTTTTCTGTACTCCATTTGTATACTCCTATACTCTGTCTAAATTTAAGTAGGTGCGCCGCCGTACATCAACGGTCATTGCTATTAACAATATTGCACCTACAAACACACTTTGAAGATATGGGCTTACGCCTATCATGACAATCCCATTCTGTATGACCTGGATAACTGCCAGACCACAAAACAAACCAAACATATTACCATGATACCCGAATAAGCTCACTCCGCCAATAGCACAAGCAGTTATTGCAGTAAATTCCCACCCCGTCCCCGTTGTTGGTGCGCCTGCGTTTAGCATTAAGCTAATAAAAATACCTGCTATTCCTGCCAATAAACTAATAATAACTAGGTTTACTGTATTCACTTTATTAACGTCAACCTCTGTACAAACTGCAACTTCCCGATCAGATCCGGTTGCCCGGGTAAGTAATCCAAATAACGAATACTCCATTACGATATGGGCAACAATAATAATTATTAAAAACGCAACAAACGCCCATGATACCCCAAGCGGTTTAGCATATCCCAGCATCAACGCTGGTTCTGGAAGAGGATATATTGAATAACCGTTGCTTGCAAAGTTAGCAAGCCCTCGTATTATAAACATCATTGAGATTGTCGCTATAAATGGAGTGACTTTTAACTTAAGAATTACAAAGGCATTGAATAGTCCAATAACAACCGCTAATGATAACGCTATCAAAATAGACGATATAAAATCAATGTGCCACAATGCAAATGCGCGCCCGAACATTACAGAAGTAAATGCCGCCGTACTACCAACTGATAAATCAATCACGCCTGACATAAGACATAACGCCATTCCAACGGCTATAATTCCACTGTATGACATCGACCTCGCCATTGTCTGAATATTTACGGATGATAAAAATACTGGATTGATTGCATAAAACATTGTAACCAAAACTATTAATAATATAAATATTCCTGCAGATGTGTTCTTTATAATTGCCATTCAGGTTTTCTCTTTATATTCTTGATTAACCATTGACCGTCTGGATCAATCAGGCACGCTTCACTCATTTTGGCAAGCAACTTCTCTGGCTTCATCCCAGCTTTTCGATAAGCTTCTACTTTGAAATTTCCAGTCGATTTACTAATCTCTGACTGCATCTCAGATCCATCAGGCATCCTGAGTCTGGGAAGATAAACATGTTTCGGTCTATGTATTCCCCACAAGTCACAGAAATAATAATACAAGCTGAACTCAGTCAGTAAATCCTCTCCGCGAATAAGCAGAGTAATAACGTCCATAAAATCCAGTATGACCTTTTCAGCGGTCAAATGTGGCGCATATGGATAAGACACCGCGTTTGTATACGTTACGTCTGGTTGAAGGTTGAATACATATGTTTCACGAACCTTCAAATCTCCACCGTTCAAGTAATGCAAGTATTTTTTATACTCAGGCGCAAGAACTGATTGAAACTCTATCTTGTCTATCTTGATTCCAATCCAATTCAAATCCTCAAGAGTTACATCAGCATATTGATCTATTTGTTTCTGTGTGTTTTTGTAACACCATTCCTTCTGATTATCCTCAAATCTCACGATAAACTTTCCGCCGCTATCTCTTGCCTCTGCTTCGTTTACCAACGCCATATATAAATGCCCGATGTGAATTGTGCCGTTCAGCGTTGGATTGAAGCGCGTGTTATTGACATTAACACTCATTGCTTCCACTCCTTAACCATCTTCTCAAACACAGACCGATTATCAGCAACATTATCAAGCGTGTTAGGTGTTCTGTTGGTGGTGTAACTTCTCAAGTGCTGAACCTGCCAGTTTGTAGTCCGTAAATGAACACCTACCTTCATCGCCTGTAATGATAGAATGTTATCTTCCCAGTACATCCCGCTCAATGCCTCGTACCAAAGCCCGACGCGCTCCCATGTTGATTTAGTTGCAGCAACACACCAGCCCTCAATATANGATAATGACTTTTCGGCAACCATATTTATGCTCATTGAAACGCCGTATAAAGACCCGTCTTTCACATCATCCTCAACCTGAAATACCCAGCCAGGTTCAGCCATTGTATCGCTATTCAGAAACACAACAATATCATGTGAAGCCAGCTTGAAGCCCTGATTATTAGCTTTTGAAAATTTCTTATTGACTCCGTTGCGAATATACTTTCCGCCCATTTGCTCCGTCATCTGTCTTATTTTGACAGAGTGTTCTTTCCTGCTTGCATTATCAATGCTGATTATCTCCGCGCGCGCGTGTGAGCGTTCGTACATGTCGCATAATTCAGAGCAGTTGTGCCAGGGTGTGACAATGCTAATCATTGCAAGACCGTCATCTTTACATCACTAATCTTACTTTTAATCAGATTCATTAAGTCCTCTTGTGACTTGCCGGGCATAGGGTGAATTTCTCCCCTGATTGACTCAATCTTATTCAGCAATTTTTCTGAGCCTTCAAGTATTTCATACTCAGCACCCTCACAGTCAATCTTTAGTAATCGAATTTTATCAATGTTATACTCTTTCATTAACGCTTCAAGCGTCATGCTTTTTATATCGCCCTTGCCTTTTCCGTATATTGTCATCGAGCCACTGTTCATCTCCAGACCACCGTCCATGTCAACACTACGCCCGTCCGCCGTTATTGCCATATTCAATGCGGTTACATTCCGAATACCATTGGCTTTAAGGTTTCTAACCAGTCTGTCATAGTTTTCATTAACTGGTTCGATTGCAATAATCTTTATGAATGGATATTTCTTACCAAGATAGGTAGATACAACGCCAACTTGCGCGCCGATGTCTATTACTACGTCACCATCTTTATAATCCATGTCCAATTTGTAATCGTTCTCAATTTCACGACATATTATTTTTGTTACGCTGCCGGTTGGATGNTCCTCAAGGTCAAGCTCTATTCCGTTTGGTTTATGGTTGAATCCATCAACTATAATGTGCTTAATATTATTTCTTGGATTGAACATCAATTCATCAAAGCAATCTAAACATGGAAACGAGATCGTACCGTCCGCGTTATAAACACCAGTGTTCGACCAGTTGTGTTTGCGCATCTTTGCTTCGATTGGTTCAGGTAAGCTTTCCTCAATAGATTTCAATACCGGCTTCCAGTATTTTTCTACAATTTTATCAACGTCATAAGCTAACGCGCCCTTGCGTGCGTTCTCGTTGTATAGTGTGTTGCCTCTTACTTCATACGCCTGTTCTAATTTATTTAACACTCCGCGCATGTGTGGATTATATTGGTGTGCGACAAGATTTGTATAGAATAACTCCGCGTCTTTCTTTTCTACCTTCCACCCACCAAAGCACAATTCACTCATTGCCGTCCAGTCGCCAACAATAACAGGCGTTCCGCATGATTGTGCCTCAAGTATTGGAATACCAAAGCCCTCGCCCATGCTTACCAACATATGAACATCCATGCAGTTATATAATTCTGCCATGTTGTCATCGCCAAAATTACCACCCACCAAAGTGTATTGTTCTGCTATTTTATAATCAACGTTCTCCTTCAGTCCTAAGAATGACAAATACGCCGGAATGTTGATTCCGTCATACTCTCCAGCCTCCCCGCGTGTTGTGTGTAGATATAGAAACGCGTCATCATGTCTTTTCTTAAACTCTGAAAACGCCTGAAACTGCGGGAAAAAGGCTTTGCGCGGTGGATTACCTTTGTTAGCGGCTACCATCCCGACAATATATCTATCTTTTGGCAACCCGTATTTTTCAAGCAATTCTATTTTGTTGTTCAGTGGCTTAAATATTTTTGTATCAACTCCGTGAGGAACGTAATAACAATCCATGCCACGTTGATTGACCATTCTTTCGCCATAGCGTGAAAATACAATACGCTTATGAGCGTGCGCTATTGCATCTCCAACGGGGACGGGTAATGGTTCACTNTCAACCGGAAACCACGGCACCCATTTTATATCCTGGTGGATTATGTTTTTCGACTTGAATACCCAGGCATCCAATAACGATAATATCACCTGACTGCCTGTGTTCTTGGCGTGTGAACTCATTATGTCTTGCCCGTACATATCAAGTCCATGGGGAAGTATTTTCATTCCGTTCCATGTCAAAGCCGAACCTGACAACCCATAAAACGCAAATATTGTTACGTCATGTTCTTCAAGTTCATTAATTCTTGGTGCGAATAGCTTTGTCTGATTCCCGTACCCCGTAGGAACCCAAGGCGCGTTGCTCATCCATAAGATTTTCATTTTTCGTGTACTCCTATCACGTACTCCAGGTTAGCGAGTGGAAACGGCTGGAGTAAACCGCTTTCGGTGTTAACGACCTATCCACTCGCATCCATACTAGTTATTTTCCGGTTACATAAGCAACTGTGAAGAATGACCCAGCCGGCACGGTGCCAGAAGCCTGGTCAAAACCGATCCATTCTCCACCATCAACCCAACCATCAGTAATGACAAATTCCACAGGAACGGTCGCTGAATTAGTGATAGTGCCTGCAGCCGGAGCTGCGATAGTACCACTTAAAGCGGGTGTTGCTGCGCTTGACATTGTGATTAGTTTTGAGGTAACAGAAGTACCAGCGTTAATCATATAAACAGATTGCACGGTAATTCCACCACCTGCGGTTGGTACTTTGAGCAATGGAATTTCAGTCCCAGCGATCAAAACGACTGGAAGTGTCACGATATTTACATCAAATTGTCCTGCCATGTTAGCCTCCTATTAGCTTGTTGGTGCGGCTGCATCGAATATCATTTTTACGCCGCGAGTAGGACGCCACACACCATGAGCATAAACACCACTCATATTCAGTTCAGTACCACGTCGGGAAGCGTCTCGTTCTGCTTCTACTCGAATCATACGCCGCCAATCAATCGCGATGGCTTCACGTGGAAAAACTCCACCAGTGAAGTCGTCGGCGGCGTCTACGGCTGCATAAACCTGGTACATTGGAACGCCCATGAAGGTCGCAACCAATACACCAGAACCACCTGAAGCGGTCACTTTGTCAGTGAAGCTAGGTGCTTGTGCAATTGTGGCTCCAGCAATGGAAGCACTTTTTGCAAGTACTGC